ACGGCACGTTTTGGGTCGAGCCACACTTTTGGATACCAAGCGAGAACGCCCATCAGAGGGAGCGGCGTGACAAGGTGCCCTATCTCACCTGGCAACGGCAGGGGCATCTACACATGACCGATGGGAACGTCACCGACTTTGATGTGGTGCGTCGAGACATCAACAACATCGCCAGCAAGTACAAAGTGCGTGGCATTGGGCTGGACCCGTGGAACAGCGCCCAGCTCGGGCAGCAACTGCAAGGGGACGGCCTGCCGATGACAAACTTTCGACAGGGATATGCCTCGCTCTCAGGGCCGAGCAAGACGCTTGAGAACCTGTGCGTGTCCGGTCGGCTTTTGCACGGCGGGCACCCAGTGCTTTCCTGGCAGGCAGCAAACGTGGCGATTCAGAGCGACTCAGCAGCAGGCAACATCAAGCCGAGCAAAGCCAAGAGCACAGAACGCATTGACGGCATCGTGGCCCTGGTCATGGCCATCGGCTTATGGCAGGCGGCCACGGCACCGCCGCCGGAACAATCCTGGGACATTATGACGCTATGAGCGAGCACGCCATCTCCGACTACCGCATGGTGGATCTCCGTGGCATCGACTGGGCCGACATGGGTGGCGGCAGGACTGCGTCCGGTGTGCGGGTGACGCCTGAGACGGCGCTGGCGTGTGCGGCCTACACGGCGTGCATCCGAGTCATCAGCGACGGCGTCAGTGCTCTTCCTCTGCATCTCTATCGACGCCTGGAGAACGGCGGCAAGGAGCGGGCCACGAACCACCCGCTGTATCGGTTGCTGCACATGCAGCCCAACCCATGGCAGACGGCCCAAGAGTTTCGGGACTTGATGACGGCCCTCTACCTCAACTACGGGGCGAGCTACGCCGAGATTCGTGCCGGTGCTCGAGGCCCGGTGTCGGAACTGTGGCCGTTGCATCCAAGCCGCATGGAGGTTGAGCGGCTTGAGGACGGCAGCCTCCGCTACCTGTACCGGGAGCCGAATGGCCGGCAGACGATCTACCGGCAGGGGCAAATATTTGCTCTGCGGTATCACACCGAGGACGGCGTGACGCCGACGCCGACCTATCGGCTGTTCCGCAACGTCCTCGGCCTGGCGTCTGCCCTGGAGGCTCACGCTGCCACGTACTTCGGGAATGGTGCCCGGCCTGGCGTCATCCTTGAGAGCGACAACCCGATTCCGGTGGAGGCTGCCGAGCGTCTCCGTGAGCAGTGGGAGCGAATGCACCGTGGGCCGGATCGTGCGTTCCGCACCGCCGTGCTGCCCAACGGCGTGAAGGCCCACGAGCTTTCCCAGAGCAACGAAGCGGCCCAGATGCTGGAAAGCCGGCAGTTTGCCGTCACGGAAATCTGCCGAGTGTTCCGGGTTCCCCCGCACATGGTGCAGGATCTCACTCGCAGCACCTACTCCAACATCGAAGTACAGGGCACTGAGTTCGTGCAGCACTGCCTTCTGCCGCATCTCAAGCGGTGGGAGGCGGCCATCAGTCGTGACCTGCTGCCCGATGGCGATGACGAGGTCTACTTCGCCGAGCACAACGTGGCCGGGCTGCTACGTGGCGATCACGCCAGCCGGTCGCAGTACTACGTGTCCGCCCTGCAGAACGGGTGGATGAGCGTGAACGAGATTCGTGAGCTGGAGAATCTCAACCCCATCGGGCCGGAAGGCGACGTGCACTTCGTGCAGTTGAACATGACGACGCTGGACAGGCTCGCATCGGAGCCGCCGGCTGAGCCTGCACCACAACCGCCGGCTGAGCCGATGGACGACACGCCAGAAGACGACGCTGAGGACAGCACGACGGCACAGGAGCAGAACGATGGAAATTGAACGCCGCGACTATGCCTTCGATGACGAAGACGAACTGACGATTGAAAGCCGGGCCGACGGCCGGGCTGCCATCGTCGGGTATGCCGCCGTCTACAACCGGCTTTCGCTCGACCTCGGTGGATTCCGAGAGGAAATCCTTCCGGGTGCGTTCGACAAGATTCTGAGCCGGCAGCGTGGCAGGCAGGACGTCGTGGCGCTGTTCAATCACGACAGCAACATCGTTTTGGGCCGCACCTCAAGCGGAACGCTGGAGTTGTCCAGCGACGACAAGGGGCTGCGGTACGTGGTGACTCCGCCCGTGAGCCGGGCTGACGTGCTGGAGCTCATTCAGCGTCGTGACGTCAAAGGCTCGTCCTTTGCGTTCACGGTGGACAAGAGCGGGGAATCCTTCCGGCCTGGTGATGACGGCAAGGCAGTGCGACAGATTCGTGAGGTATCGGGCCTGTACGACGTTGGCCCGGTGCTCGTGCCGGCCTACCCGCAGACGTCGGCCGGCGTCGCCATGCGTTCCTACCAGGCGTGGCTGGCCGAGCAGGGCTTGCCTGCCGTCTCGTGCCAGCCCATCGTCACCTCAATCCGTGCGTCGGCGTTGGCAACCCTTCTTCGGATGAAGCATGGCTGAGCGTCCACGCTGCCAGTGCGGCGAGCAACTACGAACCAGATCGAGCCGCCCATGCGGTGACGAGCGGCAGCGGTATCTGCGGTGCCCACGGTGCGGGGCTCGTGCCACTGTGTTTGTGAAAACAACACATTCCGAAGTTCGCTTCTGCAAGGGGCGGGGTGCCTAGGGGCAATCTGGGTTCCATCGGCAATCACGCCGCTGGAGAAACCCCATGGACCGCCTCGCTGCCCTCCGTGCCGAAGCTAAGGAAGTGGCTGAGCGTCTTGAGTCGCTCGCTGCTCTCGATACCGACAACACCGCAGATGCGGCCACCCGCAAGATGGAGCTCGAGGGGCTGACCTCTCGTGCCACATCCATCAGCGAGAAGATCGCTTTTGAGGAGAAGGTGGCCGAGTCGGCTGCCAATCTCCGCAAGGTTGGCGAGCGTTGTGCCCCGGCCCCCGAGGTCCGTGCCGACGAGCCCAAGGCTCGGATCGAGCCCGTCCGTGACGGCCGCCGGCTGAAGGCTTTCCGTTCGCACGAGGAAGCGTACCGTGCCGGCCAGTGGATCAAGGCGACCTACGGCGGCGACGCCGAGGCCCGCCGGTGGTGCCACGATCACGGCGTCGAGGCCCGTGCGATGGTCGAGGGTGTCAACTCGGCTGGCGGGTTCAGCGTGCCTGACGAGCTCTCCAGCACCATCATCCGCAACGTCGAAACCTACGGGGTGGCCCCGACGGCGCTGCAGAACTTCACGATGTCCTCGGACGTCCTCTCGATCCCGAAGCGGGTTTCGGGCGTCTCCGGTGCGTGGCTCGGCGAAAACAGCGAGTTCACTTACTCGGACATGACGGGTACCCAGGTGCAGCTGGTCGCCCAGAAGTTCGGCGTGGCCACGAAGCTGAGCAACGAGCTCTTCGCTGACGGCATCGGGATCGCTGACCTGATCGCCAGCGAGCACGCCCTTGCCGTGGCCAAGGCCCTCGACGAAGCGGCGTTTATCGGTGACGGCACCTCGAGCTACGGCGGTCATCACGGCATCACCGTAAAGATCAACACCTCGTCCTACACGGCGAGCGTGGTGAGTGCTGCCACTGGCAACACGGGCTTCGAGACGCTCGACAAGGAAGATTTCCTGTCGGTCATGGCGAAGTGCCCGCGGTACGCCATCCCCGGTGCCCGCTGGTACATCTCGCCGGCTGGCTACCACGCTGCCATGCAGCGGCTCGACCTGGCCCAGGGCGGCAACGCTTCGGTGGCCCAGGGCTTCGGGCTGACGTTCATGGGGTATCCGGTTGTGCTCGTTCACGTCATGAACAGCACGCTGGGTGCGGACGCCAGCAAGATCAAGGTGCTCTTCGGCGACATGGCCATGGCGGGTGCTCTTGGCATCCGGCAGGGCTACCAGCTGCGGATCAGCCAGGAGCGTTTCGTGGAGCTGGATCAGACCCTCGTTTCCGGGGTTGCCCGCGCCACGGTTTCCTTCCATTCTTTGGGCTCAGCCAGCGAGGTTGGCCCGATGATCGCCCTCAAGACGCCTGCGGCCTGAACCTAACCCTGACCTTCACCCTCTCGGAGAGATGAACCCATGATTCCTGTTGCTGCAACGAAGAGTGTGGTGGCTGGCAAGGGCGCGGTGTACACGTCCAGCCAGACCAACACCCTGACGCTCGACACGCTGGGCTTCGATTTCGCGTCCATCGACGTGATCTTCGGACCGGCGGCGAGCACCTCGAGCGTGGCCCAGACGCTGACGCTCAAGCAGGGCGAT